CTCACAAGGCGACCGCAGGTCATCGTCAACACTTGCTAAAGTACAACATCCCGTAATACTCGAGGCGGCTGTTGCTTTCGCAGCAAAAGCTATGCCGGAATTATTTCCATCAGGCGGTCCTGTTGGATCTAGGATCCTTGGTACATTAGACGACGCTAAAGAAGGACAAGCAACTCGCGTCCGTAACCACATGAACTATCAGCTAACTGAGGAGATGGAAGAGTACGAAGAAGACCTTGACCGCCTCTTGATGCACTTACCACTTACAGGAATGGCATTTAAAAAGTGCTGGTACGACTCAACACTCGGTCGTAATATGTCGCGGTTTGTTGAGGCAGAAGATTTTGTTACTAGCGCCTATACTATCGATTTAGCATCTTCCCCTCGTTATACACACGTTATGCCGGTTGACCAGGATTCGTTCTTGCGATCAACAGTGACAGGTTACTACTCAGATATCGACATTGAGGCCGTGTCTAATGAAGAAGAAGACAACTCAACAGTTGAGAAAATACAAGGCATTACCAAATCCTCAAACCCAGACGACTTTCAATACGTTTTATTTGAGCAACACATAAATCTTGATTTGCCAGGATTTGAGCAAGAAGACGGTATTGCGATGCCATACATCGTTACTGTTGATTCTGAGACTAGTAAGGTTGTTCGCATCTGTCGTAACTGGAAAGCAGATGATGTATATCAAACTAAACGTGTTTGGTTTGTTCCTTACCGCTTCCTCCCTGGCCTTGGCTTTTACGGCTTTGGCCTTTACCACGCTATTGGTGGTCTTGGTGCTGCTGCAACAGGTTCCCTACGCGCATTACTAGACTCTGCTGCCTACGCTACAATGCAAGGCGGGTTTAAGTTAAAAGGGCGTACTCCTGCAGGACAAATTGAAATTGACCCAGGCGAGTTTGTAGACATTGATTCTCCCGTTGATGATGTTTCAAAAGCAATTATGCCTCTTCCTTTTAAAGAACCATCTGCAACATTGTTTCAGCTTCTTGGGTTCGTTGTAGACGCAGCTCAGCGCTTTGCTAATACGACAGAAATGACTATAGCAGACGCAAATGCAAACACCCCTGTAGGCACAACTATTGCGTTACTTGAAGAAGGTTCTCGCGTCTTTACCTCTATTCACAAGCGCCTACATCGCGCACAAAAGAAAGAGTTTAAACTTCTTGCAGAGCTTAACTTTGAGAATATGCCCGATCAATACCCGTTTGAGGTAGAGGGTGCTAATCAGTTTGTTTTAAAGGCTGACTATGATGGCCGAGTAGATGTTATCCCTATTTCTAACCCGAACGCTTTTTCTTCTACTCAACGCATATCTCAAGCGCAAGCTATTTTAGCATTAGCTAATCAAGCGCCTGAGTTACATGATAGACGGGAAGCGTTTAAACGGATGCACGAAGCGCTGCAAACCCCAGACCTTGATAAGGTTATGCCTGATCCTGTTAAAGCGGTTCGACTAGACGCTGTAGCTGAAAACGCTGCATTATTACGCGGTCACCCGATAACCCCATTTGATGATCAAGATCATATGGCTCATATGTCTGTGCTTGATTCGTGGTATCAGGGGTTGCCGGAACAAGGTCAGGCTATGCTTCAACAACAGTACATGGATCATCGCGCTCAACATATGGCATTGTTCTACACGGTCATGGTAGGAACAGCTATTGGGCAACCTATTCAAAATAAAGAATTTAAAGAAGTACAACCACAGCAGGATATGCTTGTAACCCAACAGGCCGCTGCTATGCTGCAGCAAACACCGCCCCTACCTAGCGGTCCTCCTTTACCTGGACAAGAGCAACAAGACGGTCCTGGTAATGATTTACAAGCAATCGCACAAGCAGAAATCGCTAAAGCGCAAGCACAAGCACAAGCTACTCAGATCAAGACGCAAGCAGACGTTCAAGGCAAGCAACAAAAAGCGCAAATAGACGCCCAACTTAGAATGGCTGAAGGAACACAAAAATTAGAGATTAAACAAGCAGAGGCCGCTGTTGATTCTCAACTTGCTGTTCAAAAAATGATGGCTGATCTAGAAGAAATGAAACTTAGAATGATGGCTGATATCGCACTCGCGCAACAAAAGTCAGAGTCAGACATTGAAGCTAAGATGATTGAAATAATGGCAAAGGCCGAGATGCAACAAACTAAAGCTGACGCAGATGCTGTAACGCAGATAGCAGAGGCCGCTGCAACTGTTGATATGGGAGCAACTGATGGCTAATCGTAGACAATTAATAACTGATTATGTCTTTTCTCCGCTTGAGCAATTGCTGCAGACATTAACACACTCATCTCCTAAGAGTAAGGAAACCTGGTCGCAACTATTAGCGCCTGGACAGAAGTACAAGACAGAAGGTATGGAATTTGAGGTAACACCGGAAGAATACGAGTTTTCTATGTTACCAGATTTATTAGGAAAAGAAGCACCCGCAGAATACACACAGCAAGAATTGTTAGAAGCCTATCTTGACCAACGACAGGACATGGGTTTTACAACTCGAAGTACTGACAATCGCATTACTATGGGACGAGAATTAGAACGTCAGGGAATACTTAAATCTGACGCCTTTCCAATGTATTACGAGGATGATGCTATTGGTCTGCCGAATCTAGGAACCCCTCTTCTAGACCGAACTTCAGTAGGATGGGAACCAACAAACCCCGACCCAACCATATTAAACGAACTTGGAACCATAGACTTTTCTTTCGACCCTCTCCGTGCCGCACAGAAGCAGCAAGGACTTGTTAAATTAAAGTCTCTACGAGAGGCAACCAATTTACCTGTAGGTCTAAAAGCGCAGTATGCAGGTAGTCCATTTTCAACACCTGGCGACGCAATAGTTTCAGAAGAAACTATACTTCAATATGGGCCAAGGATTTCTAAAGCTGCTAAAGAATACAACAAAGCTACGGACATCATAAACAAAAATGTAGGGATTGAACCGACTGGAGGTTGGTCTGAATCTTATCTTAAAAACCTTTCGGAGATCGGAAAATTAAAATCTACGCGTGATGCAGCTACATTGCTTCTTAACACAAAGGGCGTTGATAAACATAAGTACGCACAGGAAGCAGAAGAGCAAGCTTTTACTGCACATACATTTGGTGAAGACGCTAAAAATGCTTTGTCGTGGTCCCGTTCAAAACAATTTAAAATGCCCTTTAGTGGCGAGTTTGCTACCAACCGAACATATCGTTTAATTGACGAGCAACAATCCGACCTTCATCAGAAAGGACGAAAAGGGTACAGGGGTGAATATCAAAAGGGAAAGCATCCAAGTCTAAAAAATACACGGTACGCTTCGGGAGACGAGATACCTTTACTTAAAAACTTTCTGCAGAAGGAAGGTATAAGTTCTACTAGAGGCAGAGATCAAGATATAACACTTTCAGGTGGTGTAAATGAGTTCCCAGCTAACACGTTAGGGTTATCTAAAAAAGATGGGCCTATACTTATGTTTAAAAGTGACAAGGACGGCAAGGATGTAGTCATGCCAAACATCCTTGGTAAAAGCGGCCCTCCTAGAATGCCTTTTAAGAAAAACTGGGAAATGGTGCAACTTAAAACAGAGCTAGCAAAAGCAATTGAGGCAAATGACAGTTATTTGCTGTGGACTCCAGGCGAGGTGCAGGTACAGCGTAACAAAGCGGAGAATGATCCAAGAAGAAAAGCTGGGTATGAGTTTAGCTACGACCAACGACAACCTAAAGAAGTTAAAAAACTTATTAAAAAGTATGGCGGTAATCCTGATGAAGATTACATTGCCAATTTCCAGCCAGATGCCCCTAACGGTGGAGTAGCTTTTAAAGCAAGTGCAATTTTAAGGGATCGAGAACCGTCATCTTTAGCGCTAGAGCGAGAGGGGGAAAGGATAATAGACGCTTTACAAAGTAAACCTGATTATGAGCCCTTGCTGATTGAAGTAAAGCAAGCTCTGAGAGAAGCCAGTAGCGCTATTAATGACAGCGACGATAAAGCTTATCAACTTGCACTTGATAAGTTTGATAGAGCGGGTCAAGGATTTGTAGGAGAACTAAAAACACAAGACAAAATAAAGTCAGTTTTTGAACAACTTCCTACTTATGATAAACTGCCCGCAACTACTAGGGATAGTTTGATAAATGAAACAAGCCCATTTGAACTAGGCGCACGTCTTGGCATTACAGATGAGGATGCGATGTACGACTTTGTGTTAGAACTAGGTAGTAATTTACACCAGCGAATATATCAAGATTCGCACAGTGGTATTGTTAATTTTGAAGACGCAGAAGACGCATTTTCAGACAACAAATCATCTAGAGAAAGGTTTGAAGCTCTTCTTGACATGGACCTTCCGGATCATTTTAACACCCCTAAACTTAAATCTGCCTTAGGTAAATTTTTAGGCATTGAACCTGCTCAACAAGCGTACGCCCCACAAAGGTATCACGCTGTAAAAATTACAGACAAGATGAAAGAAAAGTATTTTGCGCTAAAGAAAAAAACGGGCGCAGGTTTTTCTCAATACGCTATACCCCCTTTATTCTTAGCCCCGTCTTTGCTTGATAAGGAGAACGAGGATGGATCGTAGGTTAGCCCTTGAGGCAGTTGCAGACGCTTTAAACCTTAAGAAATTGTTTACTCGAGGAACAAGGGGTCAGGGGCAAGGACTCTATCATGGTGAAACTCCTGTTATAGATTTAGGCAACCCAAACGCTAACCTTGGTAATTGGATGTCTGATAACCCAAATGTGAGCGACTCCTACATTCCACAACGAGGTGGGGTGTCAAGTTTGTATGAATTGCTTGAAGAGGTACCTACGATTGACGCACAAGGCGCTAATTGGTTAGATTTTTTTCTTGATGATAGGCAGCGCAAATTAGCGTCTTCCGAGTTTTCCGACCTATACAGCGACCCACAAATTCCAGGCATTTTAATAAAAGACATTGTTGACCCCGGTCCTAATCTGTTAAACTGGCCTAACGACCGAAATTTCCTTGGGAGTAATTTACTCGTTAAGGATCCTAGAATAGTGAGAAATGTTTATGGGACTCCGTAAATCTGCTTTAACAACTCTCGCAGAAGCTTTGTCGCTGGTTAAAGAAAAAGCCTTGCGAGAGTTTCGTACCTCTAACGAATTAAATTCAGCCGCAAAACGCGCTAAAGCGTTTTATGGTGTTACTACTGACCCCACTGAAGCAGGTTTTATTCTCCCCGATGGGGCGCTATTAGATTTGTCCGGTAAAGGAAAAGATATAGATAGTTTCCCACTTACTTTTAGACAATATGACATGGGAGATCCTGCTATGCTTCCTTATGAAGAAGGAAGGCGAGGTTTACCTCACGCGTCTGTACAAGACCTTTATGGAACCCCAACTTCAGTATCATCTTTTCTTGATGATGCAGGCGCTATTAGAGTAGACGGTGATTTTGGAGTGTCCGAGTTAACTCGACTCCCAACTAACCGACAACGCTCAATTATTGCAGAGCTAGGTACAGATCACAACCAATGGGAAGCGGAAATGACTGACCCCATGAGTAACGAGTCGTTTGCTCACGAAATTCTTAATCAAGTGACCCCTGGTCAAGTAAACCGCTTTGCAAGAGAAAACATCCCACTTCGTCTGCTAACTAATGAGGGGCGAGATCTTGCTCAAGCACAGCGTTTAAACAATGACCAACAAATTGACTACGCTGTTGATCGAATCCCGCAAGGGGCAGGCGCGTTAGATTTAATAAGATGAACGTATCACAGCCAGAAATACGAGCAGCAAAGAAATTTCTCAAATCTAAAGGGTTAGACAACTACATATCGCCTAAACAATTTGCTCTATCTGCAAAAGAACTTGATTGTTCCTTTAGAAATACCTTACATTACCTTGATGAAAGTGAGGATGTAGATGACAGACGTGAAGATTCAAGTTAAAGGTGTGTCTTCTCAAGTAAAGGCGGAACTAAGTAATGACGCTAGACCAACAGAAGAAACTCCTGCAACAATTAAATCAGGAGAAAGAAGCTCTCAGGGAACTGCTAATAAGCGGGAGAGCTAGTGACTACGGAGATTACCGGAGAATGGTAGGTGTAGGACAGGGTGTTGACATCGCCATTGAACTAATAAGGGAAACACAGAAAAATGACGACAACGATTAAAGCAGCGGGGCACTATCTACTAGTAGCTCCTCGAATGCCTAAAACTAAGACAGCAGGTGGTATTATTCTTGCTGACATCTCAATTGATGCAGAAAAGATGAATGTATCAGTGGCACAAGTCATTGATGTAGGTCCGCTTGCGTACCGTGATAGGCAAACAGGTCAATACTGGAAATCAGGACCTTGGTGTAAACAAGGCGACTGGGTTATTTGCCCACGTTTTGGCACTAAGCAACTATCAGAGGGTGATCAAAATTACTCTTTGATGAATGACGACGAAGTGATGGCAGTGGTCGCGAACCCCTCTGACATTAAAGCATACATTTAACGCGCACAGGAGAAAATTATGGCAGACGATTTCGAGCAATTAGATTTAGCAGAAGATTTACCTGAGTTTGAAGAAGACCAGGAACAACCTGAAGAGCAAGAAGAGCAAGAAGAGCAGCCCGAACTTGAAGATGAAGACAAAGTGTCTCCGGGAGTTCAAAAAAGACTTGACAAGATGACGTTTAAACATAGAGAAGAAGAACGTCGACGTGTTGCAGCTGAAGAAAGACTTGAACTTCTGCAGTCTCGGATGGACAAGTTTGAAAACTCTAATCAGGAGCAACAGGTAAAGTCATTCCGTGAAACATACGACGCTACTAAGATTGCTTTGCAGAAAGCTGTAGAAGACGGTGACACTGAAGGTCAAGTTTCTAACATGGAACGGATTGCTGATATGCGTGCCCGTGCAATGATGGTTGGAAGCAAGAAAGAAGAAGAAGCCGCACAACAGCAGCAACAACCGCCTCAAGCTGAGCAACCGCCTCAACTTGCGATGGATTGGTGGCAACGTAATCAATGGTTTAATCAACCGGGGTCAGAGCAAGCAACTTATCTTGCTAGGGCTGTTGATGCTCAACTTGATGCAGAGGGTTTTGACAAAAATGACCCCGAGTATTACACTGAATTAGATAATCGCTTGCAGAACCCAATTAATCCGTCTTATACTAAACCTAAATCAGGTGCGGGAAACTCCAATCCCGTAGCACCTGCACAGAAATCTGCTTCTGCAAGTAAGAAAGGAGGCCGTCCTCGATTAACACGAAGTCAACTAGCAATGGCCCAAGAGCTTGGACTCTCTACGGAAGAAGAACTCAAGGAATACGCTACTGAAATCGGAAGAGGATAAATCTAATGGCTAAAGTAAGACTTGACGAAAAAAGAGAAAACACCGTTCGCGAGACGGAATCTCGCGCTCAAACGGCTTGGAAACCGCCATCCATGCTTGACGCTCCTCCCTGCCGGGAAGGAATGGTTCAACGCTGGGTATCCACCTCGATTCTGGGGAAAGACATGACACACCACGTCATGAAACGTCGACGGGAAGGATGGATTCCTAGACCCGCTGATACCGTTCCCTCTTCATTTCCAGTTCCTTCAATGGACTACGGACAATGGAAAGGGTGTGTTGGAATCGAAGGCATGATATTGTGTGAAATGACTGAAGACGTGGCTGCTCAACGTAATGAGTACTACCGTAATAAGTCACGTGATGCAATGGCCTTCACTGAACGTGACCTCGCCCGTGAAGAGAAAGCAGGCGGTGTACCGATTGAGCGCGAGTTTAGTTCAGGTGCTGAAGGCGGTGGCCGCAGACTTACTCCTATGGACGATTAAACCCATAAGGAAAGAAAATGGCAAATGATGACGCCCCTCGGGGTTTTTGGCCAATACGTCACTTAACTGGCGGAATGGTTAGAACAAATGAATACAGTATTGCTCCTGCTTTTACTACAGCTATTTATCAAGGTGATCTTGTTAAATTAGTTGCTGGTGGAGGCATCGAAGGCGCAGCTGCTGGAGCCCGCCTTGTAGGTGTGTTCCAAGGTGTTAACTACACATCTCCAACAGGGGAACAAGTGTATTCTAAATACTGGCCAGGAACTGCCTCTTGCACTAACATCGTAGCATCAGTTGCAGATGACCCAATGACTATCTTTGGTGTTCAATCTGCGGGTTCTACAGTTGCTGCAGATATTGGCAATCTTGGTGACCACGTTGCAACTACAGGAGACACAGTAACTGGTCAATCATACCAAGAACTAAACGGGACAACCAGCACTGCATACGCTGGCTTTCGTGTATTAGGAAAGATCGACGCTCCGGGAAATGCTTACGGAACAAATGTTGATCTTGAAGTGCAACTTGTTGAGCATGAGTATATGCCTGGCAATGAAGCAACAACCCCAGGCGTATAGGAACCTAAACTCATGGCTTTAAATAGAGCACAATTTGCAAAGCAACTTGAGCCTGGTCTCAATACTTTGTTTGGCTTAGAGTACAAGCAGTACCCTGAGCAATGGCGTCAGATCTTTGATTATAACACTTCTAAGAAAGCTTTTGAAGAAGATGTTTTGCTTGAAGGTTTTGGTGCTGCCCCGTCTAAAGGTGAAGGTTCTAGTATCTCTTATGATGCTGCATCAGAAGCTTGGACGTCTCGTTATAACCACACAACTTACGCTGTTGCTTTTGCAATTACGGAAGAGGCTGTCGAAGACGGTTTGTACGGTTCAATTGCAAACCGGTATGTAAAAGCGCAAGCTCGCTCAATGGCTCACACCAAAGAGATTACGGGTGCAGACGTTTTAAACAACGCTTTCGATAATACCTACACCGGTGGTGATGGCAAGGAAATGTTGGCTACTGACCATCCAACTCGTTCTGGCGTTCAGTCAAACGAGCTGGCAACTTCTGCTGATTTGTCTGAAACATCAATTGAGCAACTTCTCATTAATATTTCAAACATGAAAGACGAGCGAAACATTCCAATTGCTGCTATGGGAAAGACATTAATTATCCCAACAGCTTTGGCTTTTGATGCCGACCGCATCTTAAATTCAAACGCTCGTTCAGGCACAGCTGAAAACGACAAGAACGCTTTGCAAGGTATTATGCCAGGCGGAATTACTGTCGTACAAAGATTGTCTGACGCTGACGCATTCTTCATCAAAACAGATGTTCCTGATGGTATGAAGATGTTTCAACGCCGTACAATGAAGAAGGGTATGGACCCCGACTTTGAAACAGGGAATATGCGTTATAAGTGCTCCGAGCGTTATTCGTTTGGTTGGACTGACTGGCGTGGTATCTTTGGCTCAGCTGGAGCTTAATTTCTCCGGTTGACCGGTCAATCCGCCCTGGCATGGCTCCCTACATGCCAGGGCAACCTTGAGGTTTTTTATGCCTGGTTATAACCCTAAAGTTTCATACGACCTAGATCAATTACTTGAGTCTGTAGGAACAGGTTTAGATAGTGTTCCAGGTGTCCCTGTTTTAAACGCTGCTTTAACTAATTACCTTGTAGATCCAGCTATAGCAGCGTTTGAAGTTGCAGATATGTTTGAGCCTGGCGTTTACCCACTCTTAAAAGGTGATCCGAAACCCATGAAAGATTGGGCAGACGGAGAAGCAATTATAACTGCTCCTTTAGGAATGGGAAGTTCTTACGCTATGTATAAGTCTCTGCAAGACCCTGCTCAACCTCAGCTTAGTAAAGCGGGTGAGCTTGCAAAAAAACTTGGAAAAGGAATCTTAGCGGGTGGTGATCGTGCTTTAACAGCAATAGAAAAATTTGTGCCTACTGCTTTAAAGAGTACCGGTAGAGCATACCCTCCATTAGCTGCTTTAATGGAGCTGTTAAAATCAAAACCACTGGGACAAAGCTATAAAGAATGGGAAGAACAATTTGGGCGGGAACCTGACCTTGTTTTAAACACCAATTTGACACCTCGTCCAGAAGGACAAGGGGGCGCTTTTCAGACTATTTCTTTAGATGACCTTCCTCGTTACCCTCCTATTATGTAACTATGCTTGTCCAATTACCCAAAAGTATCTTATAATGTTC